CTTGATAAACCAAACAGCCGAAGCGTTGCGGCGCTGCGTTTCGCATCTTACGATCCAAACCCATATGAAAACATTTGACACACTGCTGGCCAACATGGAAACAGCTGGCGCAGTAGACAAGAACACCAAGGAGCTAATCTTTACGCTCGCCAAGATCATCGACGAGGAGCGCACCTTGCAAGACATCGTAGACGCCAAAGGCATGGTCTACGAAACGCAAGGCGACAAAGGCCAGGTCATGATTAAGACGCGCCCAGAGTACACCGAGCTGCAGAGACTGCGCGACAAGAAGCGCGCCTACATCAAAGCGCTGGGCGTAGGTAACGCGGAACTCGATGATCCCGATTTCGCATGAGCGCACTACGAGCTGAATACAAGTTTCACCCTATCAGCGGTTGGATCTCGCGACACCCAGACCTTAAGCGCGGCGTGTCCTGCATGGACGTAGATCTGTTCTACGAAAACCACATACAAGGCTTCTGTATGCACATGGAGTTCAAGTACCTCGGTGAGCCAATCAGCAAAGCCCAGCGGTCGAACATCCAGATGATAGCTGATGTGTGGAGCCGCGCCAACATCGTGCGGTATTACGACCACTACGAATGCAATCACCAGTACCTGGGCTATTACGTGATCATGATGGAGAGCGACGAAGTGAGCAATGACGACGGCTTGAGTGTGGCGCGCATCACTAAGCACGAGAACGAAGTGCAACAGTGGAACTTTGACGAAGGCGCGGAAGATGTGCTACTAAGGATTTGCAATGGCGACCTACTATGACCAGGAGAAAGGCGATCACGCGGTTGATTGGATTGAACGGTACTGTACCCACGTCAAGGGCGCGCTTGGCGGCGAGCCGTTCATCTTGGAAGACTGGCAAAAGGACGACATCATACGACCTCTCTTTGGGACAATTCGCGAAGATGGCCTTCGTCAGTACCGCCAAGCATACATTGAAGTTCCTAGGAAGAACGGGAAGAGCAATCTTTGCGCAGCCATCGCCCTTTACATGCTCTTCGCTGACGGCGAGCCAGGCGCTGAGATTATCTCGGCAGCGGGTGACAGGAACCAAGCGCGCATCGTCTTTGAGATTGCCAGCGCAATGTGCGCCACCAACCCGAAGCTGTCCACCCATGGCAAAGTCTTGCGCAACACCATCGAGTATAAGAACAGCTTCTACAAAGCCATCTCAGCTGAGGCGAACACCAAGCATGGATTCAACGCCCATGCCGTCATTCTCGATGAGCTACACGTATTCCCTGATCGCGATTTGTATGATGTGCTAAAGACATCGACGGGCGCACGTACTCAGCCGCTGGTGATAGCGATCACGACAGCTGGGCATGATACAAGTTCGATTTGTTACGAGCTTCACGAGTATGCGCAGAAAGTCAAAGAAGGGAGTGTGGAGGATGATACATTCTTGCCGGTTATCTATTCAGCGGATAAAGACGACGACTGGACGCAACCGGCAACATGGGCAAAGGCTAACCCTGGCTTTGGTACAATATGCAAGGCGGACTATTTCGAGCAGGAAGTGAAGCGGTGCAAGGAGAACCCACGGCAGATCAACACCTTCCTGCGCTTGCACCTCAATATCTGGACAGCGAGTGAAGAGAGGTGGGTGACGGATGACGAATTCATGCGCGGCGCTGAGGAGGTCTCAGAGGCCCATTTACGCACTTTACCGTGTTACGCGGGCATGGACCTATCCAGCACCAAAGACTTAACGGCTGTGGCTCTTATTTTCCGTGATGACGTCCATGACTGCTTTTACCTGAAGTGTCACCACTTCGTCAACGAGGAGAAAGCCAAGAGCAAGAGCCTAAGCGGTGGCATCGATTACAGGCACTTCGAGCGCGAAGGGCTGGTATCTATCACAGAAGGCAACGTGACGGATATGATCGCGGTCCGTTTGCACATCATGCGCTTGGCAGAAATTTACGATTTGCGGGCGCTGGCGTATGACCGCTATATCGCGCACCTCGTTGTCCCGTTCTTGGATGGCATCGAGTGCCAACCGTTCGGCCAGGGCTACGCCTCGATGAGTTACCCTACCAAGCAGTTCGAAGTGCTGATGTGCCGCGGCGACATCTTGCACGCAGCGCATGAGGTGCTGCGCTGGCAGATGGGATGCGTTCACTTGGCGCGTGATGAAGCCGACAACATCAAGGTCACGAAGAAGAAGAACAGTGAAAGTCAGAAAGTTGACGGCGTAGTGGCATCCATTATGGCTTTGGGTTGTTACTTTAACAACGCACAGGATGAGGCACCTCTTTTGGAGGTCTTGAGTTTGTGACAATTGTTCATTTTTGGTTTAAGGGCGAGGGGCGCAAAGGCGTCCCTTGCTATTTTTTACCTTGCAGGTATGGCGAACAGGCTACAAAAGATTGTAAAGGAGGCACGCGCGCGTATTGGACTCGATAGACCACAAGACGTAGTTGCTGCGGTTGGCCTTTACGGACCTACGACAGCAGGTGCCAATATGACCCACGATACAAGCATCCGTATCTCCACGGTGTACGCTTGTGTCTACAAGATTGCCAGTACGCTGGCCTCACTTTCGCTCAACCTCTACGTCACCGACGGCAGGCGGCGCGACCTCGTTGGCGTACACCCGGCGCTAGACGTCACCACCTTTAGACCTAACGCCTACGAAACGGCGTTCTACTTTTGGGAGAGCATCATAGCTCAAGCTGTAATGAAAGGATGCGGCTATGCTGTCATTGAGCGCGGCGCGGGTGGTATTCCGCTGGCACTGATTTGTGTAGACACTGACCAAGTTGAGCGCCGCATTATTGACAAGCGCGTATTCTTTAAGCTGGCCGATGACACTGTGGTGGCACAGGAGGACATGCTTGAGATTTGCAACCTACAGCGCCGCTCACCCATTCAGCTGCACCGCGAGAACCTCGGACTGACGCAAGCCGCGCAAGATTATGGCTCTGAGTATTTCGGCAATGGCGGGCAGATGACGGGCGTACTGTCCAGTGATCAGCCGTTGAAGTCGGAACAGATGCAGATGCTCCAAAAAAGCTGGAATGGGTCTATGACATCAGCCGGCACCAAACTCCTTCCCTTTGGATTCAAGTACAACCGCATCAGCATCGGACCGGAGGAGGCGCAGTTTATGCAATTGCCCTTTCCGACGGAACAAACTGGCTCGCACATTAACTTTAAGGATAAATCATGAACTTTCCAATTCTTCAAGCACCAGAAGGTGTGACAGCCAGATTTTTTGGCGACGCTTCCCAAGGACTAGGCACAACCCGATATTATTGGGTTCAAGCCGTTTACGCCGCCGGATATTCCGCCCTATCCGCCGTCGGTTCCGTCGCGACTCCTTCGGGACTTTCAAAAACAAGTTCAGTTCTTGTTCAGTGGCAGGCCGCTCCGAGCGCAATTGGATACTTCGTCTTCGGCAATACGACTGGAACATTTCCGGATGCTGCTCACACACTTGGATTTATTGCCTCTTCGGAGACGGGATTCAATGACGTTGGCGCTCCCTTTATCACCGGATATCCAATCAGCCCCGGTCTGCAATGGGGAGTCGCGGTTTATGACTTCTCCGTTGACGGCGGAGCGGTTAGCGCAATTGTCCCGAAGACAAACTTTTCTTTCCCAATCGGAGCAAAATTCAATTCGGCAGTAAAAGGGATTGCTTACACTCCCGCCGCCAATCAATTGACCTCCGGTGGAAGCGCGACGATTGCTATTTCCTTGGCAACTGGTCCGATTGCAATTGTTGCAGCGACCGCGTTTGCTTCGTACGAGGGAGCGGGAGTTGCGATTGTAGCTAACACTGCGATTAACACTGCACTACAGCCAGTAACTGTGACAATTGCCACCGCCGCGATCACGGGCGGCATTCTCGTTATCATGATTCCTTACTTCCTGTAAGATTTTATGATTTATCAAATCAAATGCTGGTTAATCCGGATTCTCGGTGGCATTCCCGCCGAGGATCACATCTTCATTCTGGAAGACGAGAGAATTAAACGCGTCACTGAGCGGGACGATCTTCTGAAAGTTCAGGCTCAGCTTAACGTTGAGATCTCTACGCTGGAACATGCGTACGAAATTCAAGGGCAGGCGCTTTCTAGATTGTCTTCTCTGCCTCAGGAACCGAAAACATTCCAGCCAGTGAATACAGTTCCGACAACGTGGGCGAGAATGAAGTATATGCTGGAACAGAAAGACAGAGCACAATTTCTAAAGAACGAGGAGATGAATCGTGAAAAAGCCAGCAATTAGAATGCCTCGTCTTGAAGGACTGGGGGGTCAGAATATGCCGAAGCCAGGGGGCGGCGGAGCGCTGAAGAAGCCAAAAGTCATGAATCTAGCCGCCGCGCTGAAAAAGAAGGTGTAAACGGATGCCCGAAAACCAGAATACCACTTCAATTTCCGCCCTGACGAAAGACGTGAATGAACTGACTGTGACTGTGGCCGAAATGGCTACAATGCAGAAGATCCAGACCGAGAATCAGTCGGATCATGAAAAGCGAATCAGGGTATTGGAGAAGGTGGTATTCTTGGGAGCGGGTGCCTTGTACCTAATGGAAAAGATTTATCCTCTGGTTACAGAGATCATGAGCAAGAAAGTATGAAATGACACAGACACATACGCAAGTTTCGAAAGCGACGCCTTACAAAGGTAAGACTCGCACTCATTCTAAGACAGACATCTTATATTTCGAGGATCTAAAGCCCGGCGAACGTTTCTACTGGGGAGGGCAAGAACACATTAGAACTATTACTGTGCACGAAGGTGTATCTGTGACTTACCCCTTAGGACTTGGCTACTCCAATACAATTCGGATTTCAGATAACCAAGTATCCGGTATGGGCGATAAGGTAGAAGTTACAAGGGTGATTAATAGGAGAAGATGACCGCTTCGCGCTCATCTTCTCAATAGGCGAGGAGGTCTACCGTGACTCTAAAACTCCAAGGCATCGGCCGCCCAGCCAGTCAAGCGCTC